GAAGTAGAAACGAGCGTTCTCACTAGTGATTTCGTTCGCTTTAACATCTTCAGAGTAGCTGTCGATTGAGCAACCACGGTATGCTACGATTACTTCTTGTGTGTAGTTATCGTACAGTACAATGTCCATGATGTCCATTTGTAGTACTTCTTCCCCTAAAGCAGCGAAACCTAATGTTGCAAGGTTCTCTTTCTTCATACGGAAGCGCTCTACTGTTACAGAACCTTCATACTTCAAGTAAACGTGCTCTTGTGGCATGATAGAACCGATTTGGTATACCCCAGTAGTACCGAAACTACGTTCTGCTGAGATAGACTGAGCACGAGCGATCGGTACGTTTTTAATCATAAAGTATACTGTATTACCAGTCTGTACCGTTTGGTTAGTTACAGATGCCATGTAGTTCACTCCTGTTCATTATTAGTATTCTAGACCTTCCTTAGCTTCGATAAGCCTTTGTAGGTCAAGGGATAGCTGCTTGGCTGTTTCTAAGGTAAGACATGTCATATGCCTTTCCTCACCTTTGCCTATGTAAAAAGTAACGTTGTCTTTAATGAATCCCCCGCACATTTCAAGGGTAACTCCCTCTCCTTGCTTGGTTTCGTAAAGGATACGATACTTCAACAAAGCTTCTTTATCACGCTCTTTCATTACAGTTCCTCCTTAAAACTGGTTAGGGGGAGAACCCCCTATTACGCAGTTAATTGGTTATCAACGTAGTTGATGTAAACTGTGATTGCATCTAGACCACGAGCAGGTTGCACTGTGATGTTGATACGAGCAGTGTTACCAGTGATGATTACTTGGATGTCATCAGGGTTGTAGTCTACGATTAGTCCATCTACGTTCTTCTGTTTATCTAAGAAGGATTCAACAGCGTTCTTGATGATAGAAGCAGATGTGTTACGTAAACGAGTACCGATGAATGTTTCATCTAGCTCTGTACGTAAGTCTGTTGTTAAGAAGTCAGAAACTTCTCCAAGAGAGATACGGTTTTGTACAGGCTCAGTAGTTGTGTTGTAAGTAGTTGGGTCACTTACTACACGGAAGTAAGATTTAGCACGAGTACGGTTGAACTCAGCCATTACTACTCCGACTGCATCTAACTGGTCTAACTGGTCGCCTGTGAACTTAAGGTCTAGAGATTCGATGTTTAGCTTTTTGTAAGTAGTTGGTTCCCCGATTGCCACACCACTAGCGATACCTGCTACTAAAGCAGCACCCATGTATGCAGGGAAGTTAAGTACTCGTCCATCAGACATTCTGCGTGTACCTGAGTTACCGAATAAGCTAATACGAGCGTTACGTAGACCTGCTTGACGTGCTTTAAGCTTGTCAAATGTCTCTTTAAGCCCTCCACCAACGAAACCTCTTAGTTGGTTACCTGCTCCTGACTCGTCACGTAAGAATTGAGAAAGCTCTCCGTGGATTGCTTCTTTATCTGTTAGAGGTAGGATGTAGTAAGCTCCTAAGTCAGCGATAGACTCAAACAATGGTGCCCAAGATTCAGCAGGTACTTTTGTTTCTCCACCCGCTAAGTTTGTAACAGGGATTGAAGCAGGGATCGCTGTTTTTGGATCGAAAGTAAGAGTTACGTATGGATCAGTCTCAGTTTGGTTAACTAAGTCTGCACCGATAGCAGTAATCATTTTAGCTGTTGCTTTAACGTCTGTTTCAACTAGTGCATCTAAGAACTGAGTCTCTACGTTTTTGTTACCACCTAGAGTGTTCATTGTCACTGTGAAATCAGGTAAGTTGCTGATATCGTTAATTAACACGTTAAGGCTTTGGTATACACCAGTTCCTAATGTGTAAGAACGAACTACAGTAGCTGTAGCTTTATCTACCCCTGCTTTAAGAGTTAACTTATTAGCAAGTTTAGTTGTGCTGTCAACCTCTACCATTACCCCACCGTAAGCAGAAGCTCCTTTATACTGGATAGAGAAAATGTTACCGATGTTGTCATACACTTGCTCGTAACGTTCTTTTGTGTAGTACACTGTGAAACGTTTAGAGCTTGTTAGTGCATTGTCGCTTAAAGCGTATTGGATTTCGTTTGCATCTGCACCGTAAAGCTTAGATGTAACTGTTAGTCCTCCGCTTGTTTTTGTACCTTGTTTTGCATCGTCTGCACGAATAGCGAAGATTTTACCTGCTCCACGAGTATCAGGAGATGGATTCCAAGCCATTTCGATAGCGTCTAGTAATTCTCCACCACGGAAGAACTCTCTCGCTTGTGCGAAGTTTGTTAACTCTACTGGTGTCTTTGGTTTTCCGCCTGTAGCAGAACCGATAATTACAAGAGGTTTTTCACTTCTTGAGTTAGCAGAACCCAAAGCACTAGAGTTAAGGTAAATCTCAGTGTGAGGACGTTTTCTGTCGTGTCCATAAGATGTCATAGCGTTTGTCTTCCTTTCTATTTAGCTGTTATTTTAAATCTAAATATTGTTTAAGCTCATTGAGGAATACTTGCTCGTCCGTTTGATAATGACGACCTCTCATACGGGCTTTAAACCCTGCTGCTTGCATATTGCTCATATCGAACATTTGTCTTGCAGTTTGTAAGAAAGTGTCAATATGTACATACGGTTTAACTTCAACCTCTTTGGCTTTTTTCACTTGTTTATTGTCAGAAGATTCAGTCTTTTCAACCGATACTTCTTCCAGGTTTTTGTCTTCCTTAGCCATTGTCGTTCTCCTCCTTCAATTTCGCTTCCACGATAAACTTGTGTATGTCATTTAGTAGAGGAGCATCCAGGTTATAAGAAGTTTTATACTCTACAATTGTCTCTCTACCATATAAGATTTCAGGTACAGTACCATCTGCCGATCTACCTGTTTCGATTGGCTCTATCTGACCGAACTGTAGCCTTTGCAGTAACATGTTTGTATGCTCTTCGACATTGGCTCTCATCAGAATCAGGATGGACTTTACAATCAAGTCCAGGCATCGAACAGTATCCATATTGGTAGATACAACAAGTACGGAATAATGTTCCGTGGCTGTGAAACCTTGTTTTAGTCCTACTTCGTTCTCTCTGTACTCAACATAAGTTACTGCGAACTCATCAGTTAAAGCAGCTAGTGTATGGTCATAAGAAAAGTAGATTCTATTGCCCTCGACTCTTTTGTTGTCGCTTGCAGAGAAAGTAATTCCGTCTACCAAGATTAGCTCACCTATAGGCTTAGATACTTCGAAGTACAACTTATCCTTTTCAGGAGTAGATTGAATTGCAGCGTATTCTGTTAATACTCCGCCTTCTTTGTAGTCGTAAGTCCCTTCGGTATTCCCAATACTTGTGTCAGATTCTGTCCCTTCACGTAAGCCGATGTAGATAGCTCCTTGCTGCGTTTGCTTATCCTGGGGCAGTGTATACACAATCGGAATCTCTCTTCCGTTCTCCCCCGCATACGCTCTCATGAAGTTCCTAGCGATAGTAGGGTTGATATCTTTTAAGATTTCCTCTATAATATAACGGTTTGTCAGGATAATTTGTAATTTTTCTTCTATTTCGTTATGCAAATATGAGTCAATACTTGGTATCACCTTGCGCCCTCCTCCCTATAGACCATTTTTCATCTTCCATTTCATAAGCCTGTTAACATTGGCAACGAATGTTTTTGATGTATCATCCTTGTTTACCTTACCACGGTTGATAATCCAACTACTCTGTGGGGACTTATCCGATACCGTTCTGAATGCTACATAGTCGTGTCGGTTATTACCCGAACGCATCTTTGTAATATTCTTAGACTTCGGTTCGTAGTTCAACATAGAAGCATCGGATTCTCTTCTACGATCATATAGGTAATCTGATATAACCGTCTGTCTTTCACTTGGAGCAATATCGATAGCACGAAGTTGTTCGTACATACGTCTTGACATATTTCTAGCTTTACGTTTGATTGGAACCGATAGGTACCATCCACCATCTTTAGATTTCTTACGTTTACTACTGTGTGCGAAGAATGGCTTTAAATCGATAACCTCTAGCTTATCTAAACGTTCCTGAGTTAGTTTTAAATACTTAGGCATCCGAGTTGCAGATACATCTTTTGGCTGTTGTTTAATTACAGCCTTCATACCTGCATCTAACGTTTCCTGTACCAGGGCGTTCCCTACGTTCTTCATTGCTGATTTCGTAGCCTGGTCATTCTTTAGGAATCGGGGTCTTCTAGCATTTCTAGACATTAATCTTTCTTCCTAAAGAATCCGTTTAGACCGTCATAGTTCGGTTTACGTTTAGAATCAATCTCTTGACTAACCTCAGTGTTGTCTACGCCTAGATCAAAAGCTTCTTTATCAATAAAGATGTCTTCACGTTTTAATAATAGTTTCTGTGGGAACTTTACACGTTTACCTTGTTGGTCTCTACCATAGCGGTGTTCCTTTAATAAATCGGCTACCAGGTAACGTAAAGTGGTTTGTATGTTAAGAGAAATATTTTTTCCAAGTAAGTGTGCAGCAGGGAAAAATAGATTGTGGTCGAGGTCTACTGTGAAGTCTGTTCCCTCTATTAGTTCCCCTGTCATGCTAGTAGCGAAGTCGATTTTCTTTACATCGTACGTCATGTAGAATCCGTTCTTGATCCTACGCTCTGTTGCATCTAGAATGAAAGATTGTGGAACCGTAGCTTCTTTTACAGTTAATCGGTCACGGAAAGCGATTTGTGTATCACGCTCGGGTGTACCGATAGCTGTACCTGCGTCCATTAAACCGATGTCAATGTTGCTAGAACCCTTCTCCTGAGATTGGATGATGATTTTTAATGGCTCAGGTGGAAGGTAAGCGATACCTCTTCCGTGGCACACTTTACATGTTTGGTTTGGTTGTCGTGTTGCTTTATCCCTACATGGGCATAAGTAAGACTTCTCCCATAGGGCATCTAGGGAGAAATCATCTACGTGCTTATCCAATTCGGGTGTTCGGAATGTAGCAGTAGAAATCTGCTGCAACATAGATGGTTTCTGTGCCATTGTTTACCCTCCCTAGATTAGTCCTAAGTTCATT